ATGATTGTGCGTTGCCCTTTTAGCAGTGCCTGGATTCGTATGGCTGTGATCCTCAGCTCCGCCGGTTGCTCTCACCTGACCGTCTGAACTCGCTCCCCTGACAAACTTGCCAATCAAGTTCGGTCTGCCACCCTGTCCATCGCACACCGCCCATCCACTCGGTATTGCGGCATTTTCCCAGGCAATGATCGTTCCGATAGGTAAGTTATCCATTATATTGTCCTCATCACGAAATACAGCATGACATACGGTGGCAAGCTCGATCCAGCATTAGTGTCGCCAATCGTATGCGTATGGTCCCCGTCACCGGTCAGGGTTGCCGACAAGCTGTGACTGTGATTCCCAGCGCTCAGATTAACACCGCCGTAAGTCGAAGCATTCTTTGAAGATGCACCGCTCCCTGTAGAAAAGCCAGATACTGAGTGATCATGGCCACCATCAGGGATCACAGTTTGATTGGCATGCCTGTGCGTTTCCGCGCCGCCCCGTTTTTTGACGTCCGTGTCCTGGTTCGCTCCATACACAAAATCGCCGCGCAGATCGGGAGTATTTCCCGTACCATCGCACAGGTTCGTCCCCAGTGGTCTACCTGCTAATGCGCCGTCCCACATCACGATCCCGCCAATCGGTAAAAATGTGTCTGTAATAGCTTTAATCCAATACAACCTGCAGTAAGGCGGATACACCTCGGTCTCACCTGTGTCTTGCATCGCATGATTGTGCCCGCCCTTGATGTCAGTCTTCCGTGTGCCCGACACACTGTGAGTATGATTTGTGGTCGCAGCATTTTCATTGGCAGTACCATAGTGAGCTTGTGAACCGGATGCGCTGCCCGTCGTGCCGCTTGCCGTTGTACTGTGTGTGTGTGCTGCCACAGCTGATGTTTTGCTTGCATAAGTGTGTTTGTGAACAAATGTGCTGCCAACTTTTACATTGTTGGCATTTCCCTTACTGGCGCCGCGCACAAACGCATCCTTGGCATAAGCATCAATGGCCCAATCGTCAGGAACATCAGTAGCGATCCCATACCATAAAATAATTCCACCCTCTGGAACCTCAAATGCCTTTTTTGCCCTGCGCTTGATAACAATAACACTCATGATTTGTCTACCTTGATCTGTACCTGTAGGCCTTTGGCTCCTGTCCCGGCACTGGTCACATCGATCCGCAGCTCATCGTTTTCCGTAAGTAACACGTCGATCACACTCGATCCGATCTTATTGCCCGCTGTGAGCGTCACCGTGCCCAGGTCACTTGAAGTGGTCTTGTTATACACCCGCACAACCACGTTACCGCTCGAACTCGCCGCTCCTGGCAGGTATACAAACAACCTGACTGCTTTCTTCCCGTTATACTTATCCGGCACCGGAAACAACATCAAATTATCTTCAGCCTTAATGATTTCATCGGTTTCCAACACCAAAAAGTGCAGCAGATCGTAAACATCGATTAAACCCGCCAGCAGCTCCAGCGCATCCTCGATTTTGTTGAGGTTAGCAGCATTCAACGGTGTTCCCGCCTTGACGACGCTTGTCTTCAGTGCAATACCGCATTGCGCCAGGTCGCCAATTGCATCCACCGCACCCCCAGTGTTTTTGGTGATCTCAAAGCGTTCTGCTCCCGCCAAAACCTCGTCTTCCCATACAGTTTTTGTGTAATTTGGCATATCCTACTCCTTGTTATTTCTCAAACAATTATTTTTCAGGCCACGATTTCTCAAACAACCACTCCGATCACTTCAGCATCTACCAGACTTCCCCCTGCCAGATCAATCTCAGCATGCTCAATCACGCCAAACAGCGTATTTCCATACAAGGTCTCCACCCGAACAATATTTCCTGCTGATAATGCCGAGCCAAACAGGCGCATTTTCTTTTTATATCGCTGTTGATAGTAATCAAACACTCTCTGGGCAATCTCGGCTCCATTAGAAGAATTGACCAGCGTGGCATCATCAACTCGAATCACGCTGGGTTTATCATGTGAGCTTATCGGTGCATTAATCGCAATCGTTGAAATCAAATCGTTATACACCATCCCGGTCAATCGCACCTCTCCGGGCGCACTCACCTCAAGCACGGCATGATTGGCACTGCTTTCAACAATGGTCGCGCCTTCAACTGTCAGGGTGTGCATCGGTTGACTGAATTCAACAGGGTAAACACCGCTTGCCAGAGTTCCCTCAAACAGCTTACGCTCCCCATCGCCTGGTGTAAAATCATGCATAACAATCTCTACGCCAGTGACTTTCTCACGCAATGTAAGCACTCGATCAGCGCCCTGCTCACTGTTCATCACCTCCCGGTAATACTCAGTACCCTCCCATTGCGCTGCCCGCCATCGTCTCTGATACGTTTGGCTCTGGCCCACAGAAGCTACACCACTTTTGATGCCAGTGGTCGCAATGCCGGTTCCCTCAAATGAGATCATCACATTACCCCGCCAGCGCATCTGATACACGCGGCTTTGTCCTACACCTGCCACGCCAGTGCGCACCCCAGCTTGCCTTTGAGAGATAAAACCCATCTTGCCGATCTTAACCACACTCTGACGGCTTGAGCGCACATACCCGCCAGCAGCAAAACACACTTGCTGCACTGCTGCACGATATCTCATGATAGGCAACCAGCCGGTCAGTTCCACATCATAAACCTGGTCGTCGATCATTACGTCCAGTCCGGCTTGCGCAAAGATGTCATCCAGGATCACGCCCGCTTTGATCGGGGTCAGCCACAACCCGCCCTTGTAATCATCCTTGTCCAGCAGTCCCAAAGCGTCAATGCACGTGAGGCTGATCAGGTTTTCAGACTGGTTTTCCCAACCATCCATGAAATACTGGCCGACAAAGTGCCGTTGTCCATCGATGTTAATATAAACAGCCATGGGTTGCCGCGTCAACAGCGGCTCGTACACCCCCGAAGGGTTGATGATCGTAAACCCACCCGCATCGCTGTACAGCGTCAAGTCCATTGTGTTGATCGGAACAGTGATCGCCAGCGGATTAAAATCCTCAACAATCGTACAATCGCGAATGTCCTCAGCGCCAAAAGTCACGTTTTCAAACACTATTTCAGGGTAAGTTATCATCAGCCGGTCATTGCCTCGCAGGTCTCCGGGCGATGATGTTCACCGAAAGCCCCTTGAAATAGCGATTATCACCTTTGATGCGGACAAAAGTGTCCTTGATATTTGAGAAATAGGCTTCAAAAGCGTGTTCCCCTTCGATGGTCGGGACCTGCACGCTGTGAAACTCACTCGGCTCGGTCAGCTTGTCATATAGTTTTTTATACTCAGTCGGGTTGGCATTGTTTTTCCCAAACACTACCTGGTAATTAAAATAAACGCCGATCATTTCACTGTGCAGCACGCCGTCCACAGTTCGCTCTGCATACTTGTATAAAAACTCTGCCGAGTGATCCAGCTTGACGATCGGTACATCATAGCGCTTCCCATCGATCATAATTAATTTGCTCATGAAATCCCTCGCACCATAGAAACCCCAACGCGCCTGTCTTCCCGGTCAATGTAGGGCTTCAACTCCCGAATTAACGGGCTCAGTGAACCGGCAAACTTGATCGTTACATCCTGCCCGCCCATACCATCCAGTTCTTCGCGTATGATCTCGCGCAGTAAATCTTCCGGAGCTTCGATATTGCGCCCCGATCGCTGATCACCCAACACCGCCAAAAACTGGCTGTTGGGTGGAATCACTGCGCCCTGGGCAAGGCGAGGTATTGATATCCCCGCTTTATGTGTGAAATTGAACGGGCTGATAGAACCACCGCCATAAACAACATGGCCAGCAATCTCAATCGCTGGGATATCGATACTGAAGTTATTTAGCAGATCAATTAACGCATTAATCCCATTGATAGCGATATTTACAAAATCCTCTATCCACCCGATCACAACATTAAGCGCGCCTTTTATCCCCTCAGCCTTGAATGCTGTCTTTAATTCATCCCATTTGTTCTTAACATAATCCACGGCCACTCGGATGGCTGTCTTGACGCCTTCCTTGAAACCCTCCCAGTTCTCTTTCATCTCCTGGATTTTGTTATAAACCATGTGCGCCAGCTTCCCAATTTCATAACCCAACAACCAGATCGCAGCAATAACCAGCGTAATATAGACAATAATCGCAGCCAGGGGAAGCAGAGCAGTAGCAATCGCAAGTGCTAACAATCCAAATAGCAATACCACCGGTGCAAGAGCTATAGCTAACAGCATAAAAGCCGTGACTCCCAGCCCAAGAACAATAATAAAAAATTCCCTGATCTTGTCCGGGTTGTCCTCCAACCAGGTCGCGAGCGTGTCGAGCTTTTCGTTAAGCAAATCCCAGAAGTCCAGGAAAGTATCCGCTTCCCAGCCGGTCATTGGCGCCAGAACCTCATCAAAGAACCATAACCACAGTGGTTTGAGCGCCTCTAACACAGCAGTCAGAATCCGCAGCACGCTTGCCAGGGTATGGAAGAACCTTGGTACTACCTCGTCAATCGTCCACTTGCCAATCGGGATCAATATCTCGGTAACGAACCACAGCAAATTATCCAGGTTCAACAGCGTAAACTCGGTCAACGCGTCCAGGAATAACCCCCACTGCTCATTCAGGTATTCCCAGTCGATATCCTCAACCGCATCAGATAGTGAATCCAGGAACCGCGGCAGTCCCTCATTCACCGTCCACTCAGTAATCGGGCGCAAGAACCGATCATAAAAAGTCAGCAGGCCCTGGAATACTCCAATCGTCAATTTAGCCACTGCGGCATAAAAGCGATTCAGCGAATCAGCCAGCCCGTCCCAGTCCGAGTTTTGCATCAGCTCATCCGTGATCCGAATGAACTCATCCCAGCCAGGCCCCAGCACCCACTCGCTGACCGGCGTCAGGAAATTGGTTTTGAAATCGTCTGCAGTTTGATTGATAAAATTCCGAAATGGCTCGATCACCGCCCACAATTCAAGAAACTTTTGTTTTACCACATCCCAGGCAGCGGCGATCCTGCCCGCCAGGTCGATCCATTCCTGATCAATCGGTACTTCCTCTTCACCCAATCCACCGCCCCCGCCGCCTCCAGCGCCGCCCGGTTGTTGCAGCACGTTGATTTCGTCAAACGCTGCCAGAGCGCCAGCCGCTTTCTCCGCCGCGCCACCAGCCTTTCCTAATTCATCGGCTACAACCTTGGTATAACTGGTTTGCCCCTTTAGTGCCGCAATTACCTGGCGAATGATATTCAGCAAGTTCACCAACCAGTTTATCGTGGTCTGGATTTGTGGGATAAACAGTGATACAAGATCAGTCCCCAGTGTCCTCACTGTCGCGTTTAACTCAGTAAATGAGCCTTTCAACTGGTCAACTTCCGCTGCCGACGCGATAACATTCTTGGTAAATTTTGTGATCGCGGATACCAACTGGGTAAATAGATATCGGGCAATCGAAGTCACCACATTTTTCACTGTTGACACAAAGCGTTCGATAGTTGACCTAACAGATGTGATAATCGTCTTCGCTAGTTGCAACAATTTATCTTTGACGGTCTGTATCACCCCCATCACCCCCTTGAAAGCGTTAACCGTGACGCTGCCCAGGACTAACATACCGGCGCCCACCGCCAGCAGCGCCGGATTGATCGCGCCAACCGCAGCCGTTATCTTACCAAAAACCCCCTTCGCAGCCGGTAATAAGCTCACCAAGCTCTTCCCGACCGCTGCTGTTCCAGCTTCCGCAGTCTGGCCCATCGCGCCAAACTCATCGGCTATCGCATCTCCGATCTTTTCCGTGCCCTTGTTGATCCCGCTCTCATCGATGCGCGCCTTGATTACAACTTCGCCGTCATACCCTTGTTCCATCGCGCTCCTTCTTTTTCCGTTTACGGGCCGCTTTCACCTGGTCTACAAACATCCGCTCAAGTTCTTTTTCCGCCAGGTCACGGGTATCCAGCTCCGGCACGTCAAACAGGTCACCCATCTCTCTGGCGATTTGTTTTTCTTCCTTCGACGCCTTGCCACTTTTGACCCGTTTACGCAAGCCCACCAGGCTGCAAAAAACCGTGCTCTCGCCTAAATCCATGAATAGCGTCATAAACTGCCACCAGTGCAGATACTCAGTATTTTGCAAGTCGATCTTGTGCGTCTGCTGGTACGCGGCAAAGATCAGTCCAGCGTCCTTCGCAAAGCTGTAAAGACGCGGTTTTTTACAGTCTTCCCCCGCGTCATCGCTCCCGCCGTCCAAAAAGCGGACACCTTCTTTGATCGCTTTCGCGGTATCCCCCGGCGCCACCGGTTCTGTATATAAATTTTCCAGCAGCACAAGCTGTTTTTCGAGCGGTGCCAGGTCAGGGTCTTCAAAAGCCAGGATAATCCGCAAACAGTCGCGAAAGTCGCTGTTCACATCATAGATGCGCTCATTCACCCTGATCGCAGTCGGCAGTTGGTCGGTCAGGATGTTCACAGGGTTTACTCCATCACGCGCTTACTGTCTTCGATGTCTTTCCGGTCCTTCACAACCTTGCTGTATTGGCTGATCTTTTTACTGCGCTCTTTTTCGATGTAGGGTGTCACCCCTTCAAAAAACTGTCCGAACATATCCAGGCTCATCGAGTCGCCAAAGGCAGCCTGTGCAGTGCCTTTCCCAAACACCGCATCGATCTTTTCACGCGTCCACTCGCAAATCTCTCGGATCAACTTGATGCGCTCTCCAGCGTTCACGGGTAATCCCGCGTCATCCTTTTCAGTGACCGCGTCCAGTGCCTGGGCACGCTCCAAAAAATCCTGCTCAGCGCCCTTAAATTCGCCCAGCAACGCATAAAAGCGTTCAGCAAACACCACATCATGCGGATTGAATGCAATCACCCGTTGCGGATCGCCATTCACCATCAGGCGTACCCCGCCGGTATCAATGCGAATACTATCCATATAGGCTCCTTTGTTTATTTTTTTTAGCTTCGGCCCAGC